GGGAAAATCCTGAAAATATGCCGTGTTGGTTAAGTTTACGATTGTGCGGTTTAGCTCATTACTCGACTGCTATTTCAGTAAAAAACCTATCGGTTGCAAACGAGGTTCTTCGGACGCATGGCTATCCATCTGGGGTAGAAATGGATTCGACGGGGTTTTGAGAATGTAAAATACGCAGGCGTGAGTCACCTTACGATTCAAAAATGAAAATAAACGACAAAAACGAAACTATTATCGCTTTCCATCCCGCTTTCATGGCTTGTGTAGCAGAAAGAGCTGCCGCCTAAGTGGAACTGGAACCAAAATGATGAGCTTCCGATCTGAGCATCATCTGAGGTCGCAAATTAACAGATCGGCGTTGCAGTTTTCCTTGTTCCTGCTAAAAGAAACAAGGTGGTGGAGCTACCTAACCGGTACGTCCTTAGGTAATGATGTCGTCAGTCATCCGGCTGCCTTATAGAGCCTAAACACTGACTATTGCGTAAAAATATTTTGCATATGTAAGAATTTCGGACAGGGGTTCGATTCCCCTCTACTCCATAAAAACTGGGTGTACGCCAATCGGCAGACGGCGTGATTTGGGATCACGAGGATAAGAGTTCGAGCCTCTTCACTCAGATACATATTAAGGCATTAACAGCAATTTTCACTTTCTATGGCGTGTATTTGTAGAGATAAAAATGCCTTGCACATAACAAAAGAGACACGAACTGCAAATTTCAATCTTTGATGATAACAGTAATTGGGTACTTATGCGGCGATGAGTATTGCCGTGATTTCATAAAAATAAAGTGTCTCGTACATATTGGTGCGTAGCTCAGTTGGTCAGAGCGTCCGCCTGTTAAGCGGAGGGTCGGCGGTTCAAGTCCACCCGTACCAGTCATATTGCGGAGTCGAGCAGTGGCAGCTCATCAGCCTCATAAGCTGAATGTCGTGGGTTCGAGTCCCACCTCCTGCAACCATGCCCATCTCACATACAGAGCGGGACTGTAAACCGAATGAGAAATGAAACCTTCACGTCTGGCAGTGATGAAGTTCAGCAGGTTTGGATGAAACCGCCGCGAACTGACAGCGAATAGTTGGTAGGCACAGCCGATGCCTTGAATCGGTTATGTAGATGTAGTGTTTAACGGCAAGCATATTAGCCTTCCAAGCTGAGGGTGTGGGTTCGAGTCCCATCATCTACTTTTATGCAGGGTTAGCTCAGTCGGTAAGAGCTTCTGGCTTATATCCAGAGGGCGGTAGTCCCGGTCACGGTGGGTTCGATTCCTGCACCCTGTACCAAAGAAAAGCGCAGACAGCAACTCAATTAAGGAATTGCTTTGTAAACAATTTAACCGTAAAATGCGCTTTGTAAATATGCTGGCGTGGCGGAACTGGCAGACGCGGCAGACTCAAAATCTGTTGGTAGCGATACCGTATGGGTTCAAGTCCCATCCTCAGCATCGACTGTATTACATGGTGGTAAAAGCACGATCAACAAAATAGCCACAATCTGTTGTTACACCTAAAAGGGCTTAATATCATGGGTAAGTCAGAAGATTGTTCTGCTTGGAGAATCGGGAGGGCAGATGTAATACTATATATGCGTCTGTAGCTCAGTGGAATAGAGCATTCGGCTACGAACCGAATGGTCGGGAGTTCAAATCTTCTCAGGCGTATCATTATGATATCGTAGCCAAACGGTAAGGCAACGGACTGCAACTCCGTGATTATAGGTTCAAATCCTATCGGTATCTTATAATGGGGTATCGTCAAAAAGGTAAGACACAGGACTTTGACTCCTGCATTTGCTGGTTCGAGTCCAGCTACCCCAGTTGCTTACGAGGTATGTATGAAAACCAAGAAACTTAAAGGTTACGCAACACTGCGGGAAGCTCGTCAAGAAGCACGTAGAATTGCAGAACAGTGTAATTCGCGTGGGTATTGCGTTGATATTTATCTGGAATCAGACGGATCGTATTCTGTTGGTAAACCAAATGATAAGAAAGCAGTTTTTCATATTGCTATTGATAAGGGTGGTGCAAGACACACCATCCAGCGTGTGCGCGACGCATACGGCAGGGTGATGAGATGTTATGTCCGAATAAAATAAGATGCTCCCATCCTCTAACGGAATAGGAGGCTGGCTTCTCACGCCGGTAATACGGGTTCGAGTCCCGTTGGGAGTATGAATCAAATTCAGAGGTTTTACTATGCCAAGGAAATCTGCTAATGCAGTTGATACTGCTACAACAAAACTTGTGAAGAAAATTCCTGCTACTGAAACTGGTCATGGTGTAATCTATCATACATTGTTCGGTAAAGAGTATCGGATTACTCAAAATCCAATAAAGCAAATGCACACATTATGGAAGGTGGTTGATGGTGGTTTTGAAAAGATCGCCGTTGACGCATCTCCAAACAATTTGTATCCGCTTATTGAGGAATAAACGGATTTATATATGCTGTTATGGTGGAATAGGCAGACACGTCAGCTTGAGGGGCTGATGGGAGAAATCTCGTATGGGTTCAAGTCCCATTGACAGTACCATTATGGTGCGTTAGACAAATTTGGCTACAGTCACCAGCCCTTCACGCTGGAATTTGTGGGTTCGAGTCCCACACGCATCATTCAATAAAGGCACACACAGCAACGTCACAATACAAATTCTTACATCTAAAAGATTATTTGCTTTTCATCAAGCCTCCCTTTCCTTTCAAGTGCCTTGTAATTAACCGCTTTCACTGGGCGGTGCGCCCTGACTATGGGATAAATAGTTGACAACGAAAAGAGTTTGATGGTTTTGCTCTTTCGTATTGTCTGGAAATCATCACATATAGGAGAGCGTCAGAGTTGGTGAGCTGAGGCGGTCTGTAACACCGTTGCCTTCGGGCTGAGTGGGTTCAAATCCCACCTCTCCTACCAAAAGCGTGTCGCATTACGCTTTGTGAAATGCGAGGTCATATGATTCCGACCTGCACACAGGTGGCTTAGGATCCCTGAGTACGGTTTTCTTGGGTGAGTATGTGTGAAAACCGATACGGCGGAGTGGCAGAGTCCGGTTTATTGCGGCAGTCTTGAAAACTGCAGGCGGGAAACCGTCCGTGGGTTCAAATCCTACCTCCGTCGCCAGATCATGTTCGGATGTACTACGGTACTCCGAATTTTTATGGAACGATAGCTTATGCGGTCTGAGCGGTGGTCTGAAAAACCACAGGATGAAGGTTCGACACCTTCTCGTTCCACCATCCCGTTTGGGAGAATCGCTGTCCGATGACGAGTGACGGTTCTGACTCGTCGGTAAAATAAAAAGTGACCGAGTGTGGACAGTATTGGGAACGTATGCCCTCCGTGAAAAACGGACGGACTGGCAGACCGATAGCACTGCTGCTCTAATGGGAGTCACTAACGGAGGGTAAATAAGTAGGGAAACCGTGCAAACCGGACAATATGCGCCTGTAGCCCAGTTGGTAGAGCAGTAGACTTTTAATCTATTTGTCGGAGGTTCGAGTCCTCTTAGGCGCACCAAAACACACAGAAATGTGTGTTTTTTTATTTGTCATGAAAGGAGGACGAGAGATGGCAAACGGAAACAAATCTACAAAATTGGATTTTGATAATCAAGACAAATATCCATATCGCTGCACAGCTTGCGGCAAGGGATTTATGAGACAAAAGGATAATTTCAATGTGTCTCCGTCCCCATACTACACTAAAAATGGTGGGTATCTGACAGTATGTAAGAATTGCTTGGATAAAGCATTTGAATATTATCGTGATGAAGTATTTGACGGCGATCAGGATAAAGCTATGGAGCTTTTGTGTGCTACTATCAATACCTGTTATGACGAGACGGCTTGGGCAAATGCGAAGAAGCATCCGCAAAGCAATCGTAGTAAGGTAAGTCTTTATTTTTCAAAGCTGAACTTGTCTCAAACTAAGGGAGCGTCTTATGCGGATACAATTATTCTTCGTGAAGCAAACAAGGTTGAAAACGCAACTTCTATTCAGGCTGTGGAAGACAATCCTAATATGGGTACATCCATTGATACAATAAAGTTGTTTGGTCTTGGATTTGGCGATGCTGATTATGAAACCCTTCAATATGAATATGATGATTGGGTTGAAAAATATGGCGAACCGGAAGACAAACGACAGGATGAACTTTATAAGAGTTTGTGCTACTTGAAGCTTCAGCTTCAAAAGTCTGTTCAAAATGGTGATGCCGGTATTGGAGCATTAGCAAAGACATACAAAGAGTATATCAACGCAGCGACCACTGAGCTTGAAGACAGAAAACAGAAGAAAGAAGATGCTGTACGATTAGATCCGCTTGGTGTATGGATTTCCGAGATCGAGAAATACACTCCGGCTGAGTATTACAAAGACAAAAAGTTATATCATGATGCAGATGGATTTGGTTCATATGCAAGCAGATTTATTTTCAGACCTTTGAAAAATCTTCTGACGGGATCCAAGGAGCTTGATAAAGAGTTCAGCTTATCCAAGGAGGAATAAGTATGGACTACAGCAAGTTAATGGATGAACGACAAGCTAAACTGCATAAAAATTTTCCATCTACACACTATTTAAGCAGACCGGAGTATTTACAACGATTACTGCTGTGGATTACTTTTTATAAGCGAAATCCCTCCAGATTTGTTGAACATTATTTTGGCATTACACTCCATCTTTATCAGCACATAATTTTGTATTTGATGGAGTTTGTGCCCAGCTTTTGTATCGTTGCGGCTCGTTCTGCGGCAAAATCATTTTTGATTGCAGTATTTGCCTGCAAAGAAGCAATATTAAAGCCGGGAGCAAAAATTGTTGTCGCTTCTGCTACGAAGAAACAGGCGAGGTTGATTGTATCAGAAAAAATAAAAAAAGAACTGATGCCGAAGTCAAAATTGCTTGAGGCGGAGATAGAAGGTTTTAAGGATAACCAAAATGAAATTGAAGTAACATTCAGGAATGGAAGTTCAATTATCGTTGTCGCTGCAAACGAGAATGCTCGTGGTTATCGTGCTACCGTAATGATTTACGAAGAGTTTAGAATGATTGTTAAGAATATCATTGACAGCGTTCTTTCTCCTTTCTTGTATATCAGACAGGCAGAGTTTCTGAATCACGAAGAATATGCCGGAATGTATGAGGAACCGAAAGAGGTATATATTAGTTCCGCATGGTATCAGAACCATTGGATGTGGAAACTCATTCGTGATTTTGTAAAAGATATGCTCACAGACGGATCCTCTTGTGTTATTGCGATGGATTATAGCATATCGTTAAAGCACAATATCAAAACGAGAAACTTCTTAATTAAAGAGCGAAAGAAACTTGACCCTATGTCTTGGGCGATTGAATATGAGAATCATATGATCGCTGAAAACGCAAGGTCATTTTTTAATTATGAACAACTCAACAGAAACAGACGATTAAAGAGGGCTTTCTATCCGAGAAGAAATGACGAAGTTTTGTTAAAACAGAAAAACAAGTACGATATTCCGAAACAGGTTGGAGAGGTACGGGTTCTTTCATGTGATATTGCTATGGAAGGTGGTAAAGATACTGACAACTCTATCTTTACCTGTATCAGACTTCTTCCCGAAAGTCAAGAATACAAAGTCATGGATTCAACGGGTGAACACATCGAGATCAAAGGTGGATATCGCAGACAGATTGTTTACATGGAAGCGGTACACGGCGGAGAAACAACAAAGCAGGCTATTCGTATCAAGCAGTTATATACAGATTTTAATGCGGATTATTGCGTGCTTGACGGACGAAACGCCGGTATCTCCGTATATGATATGCTGGCGAAAGTGTTATTTGATGAAGAACGCAATGTGGAATACAAACCTTGGAAATGTATGAACGATGACAAGGTTGCAAATCGTATCCAGATTGCCGGTGCGATAGAAAATGTATATATTATTAAAGCACAGCTTGAAACAAATAGCTTTATTGCGGAATCCATGCGTAATGCGTTGAATTCCGGAATGATTGATTTACTTATTAGTAACACAGAAGCAGTCGATGAGATCACTAATTTTATACCTGAATATGCGATTTCTGATGTAGACACACAGTTATTCTTTGAGCGTCCGTATTTGGAAACCGTTGCACTTATCAATGAAATGATTAACCTTGAATATGAGCGCGGCGAACAGACCGGACTTATCAAAATTATAAACAACAATGACCGTAAAGACCGATATACCTCGGTTTCTTACGGTAATTATTTTGCTCAGATGTTGGAGCATGACTTATTGTCGGACAGCTCAGAATACGAGTATGTCCCGTTATTTAACTAAGTTAGGAGGTGAGATGATTGTCAGATAGTAGAAAATGGTATCAGTTCTGGAAAAGAGAATCTGATGTATTTGAAGAAAATTCTATTGATATGGTTCCAGAAGAACCAGTTCATGAATTCAATACAGATATCGGAACCGCATATATCAAGATGTTACAGGCATCAGGTGAAATGCCATACAGCATTAAGGAAATCCGGAGCTTTACGAAGAATCCGCTTTCACATATTACAGAAATCCGAAGAATGGCACATTGGGCGTATCACACTAATGGTGTTGTGGCAAGTGCTATTGATTATATGAAGTCAATGCACACATTGGATGGCGTTGTTGTATGTAAGGCAAGAAAATTTGATGGAAGTAGACCGAAAAACTATCGTATGAATAAATCAAAAATGGAAGCGACATTAAATACGATTCGATATAAGCAGATAATTCGAGACGGTATTTTTAAGGATGCTAATGATGGTATGTATGTTGCTTATTTTGAAACGGTTTATTCAACACCCGATATGCGTACAGTTTTGACAGATTATGATATCCAAAATATTACCGAAATCAATGCGATTGGTATGAATGCTACTGTAATTCCACTTCCTGTTGGTTATGTGAAGATAGTTGGTAGACGCAATAACAGCTATCAAATAGCTTTTGACTTGCGTTATTTTGATAATTATCCGGACGATGAGGCACGTAAACAAAAGCTTGCTGGATTTCCAAGAGAAATTCAAGAAGGTTGGATCAAGTATTCAAACAGCGATACTTCTGCTCCGTGGCTTATCTTAAACAACGATAAAACAATTGTTACAAAGATAAAGAGTGATATTTCGGATCCATATGGGATTCCATTTGCGATAGCTGCACTTGATGATATTAGCTATGCTCAATATTTTGTTGATACAAAACGAAATGTGCTGGATTCGGTAAATAATCAAATTGTTTATGAAACTTTTCCGGAAGGTAAAGAAAAAGGTACTTCTGCTTTGACTGAAAAGCAACAGAGACAGCAGCATGATATGGTCAAAAATGCGTTAGCGAGCAAGTCCAGAAACAGTAGCGGAACATCGTTCTTCTCGTTAGCGTCAGGTACAAAATTGGACAGCATATCATTAGATGTTTCTTTGTTAGATGAGAAAAACGAAAATTCTATTGTAGATTCAGTCAACAAAGATATAGGTGTAGCGGCAAGTGCTTTAGATGGCAGTAGTGCTGGTAACTATTCAAGTGCAACTCTTAATCTGGAACTTGTATCAGCTAACGTCTATACATGGATCGAAGATATTGTTGATGAGTTAAATAAGTGCATAAATAAGAACATCATTAACGATCCGTCGTGTAGAGTTGAATTTTATGTGCTTCCAATTACTATGGTCAACAGGGATAAAATAGTTGACTATATGTCTGCGCTGTATGCTCGTGGTAAAGGAAGCCTTTATGCGTGGATTGCTTCCACAGGATTTAATCCGGATAATTACATTGCGCTCATGGAATATGAATTGCAGGAAGATTTTGAAAATCGTTATCCTGTTCATAGAACCTCATTTACTATAACTGGAAAAGACGATCCGGAACACGAGGATCATAATCAGGGCAAAGGCGGAAGACCACCAACGGATAGTAATAATCCTTCATCTATTCAACAAAAAACTAATGGTGGGAATAATATGCCGAAGCCATCATCCGGGTAAGGAGGTGATTTGAGTGAGTAAAGATATTGTTGGACGTATATATGAGGTTTCCAGCGAAAGACATATTGCAGGAAGACGGAAGATTAAACTCATTTTACATGAAATCTATCCGAGTAGAGACATCTGGCAAACCAATGGTATTTCGTGGGATGAAACCTATACGGCACAAAATATTGAGTCTGTAGCCAATATGTCATTATGTGTTGAGTTTTTAACAGAAGAACGAAGACTTCCATATGGACATGGTTTAACAGAAATTCGAGATAATATGCCATATCTTGAAAACGCAACTGTGGTAGGTCACTGTGAAAAAGGATATATCTCAGATGTGGAAATTGATGGTGAAATTAAAAGAGTTCTTGTAGCAGAGGGGTACATTGATGAAATGCGATACCCCAAATTTGTGGCATGGCTACAGGAAAAGATGCTTTCGGACGGTGTAAAGGGCAGTGTTGAAATTGTCGGGCGTTCGGAATATGACAATCGTATTATTTACGATGGCGGTTGGAAAGAGAATGGACGTGTACCACAGATATATGACTACAGTGGGTATGCCATTCTTGGTATCAAACCAGCAGATGATACTGCAATCGTTATGGAGTTAAATAATAAATCTAATGACAAACAGGAGGACACAATTATGGACGAGAAGACCTTAAATCAGATCGCCGATGTTGTGAAAGCTTCCGTCAATCAGACCGTTACTGAGCTTAATACCAAAAGCGAAGAGTATGAGGGGAAGATTTCTGAACTTAACAGTCAGGTGGCAGCTAAGGATCAAGAAATTGCTGAATTGAATGAGAAACTTTCTGCGGCACAGGCGGATTCTGCGGCTAAGGATCAGACTATTGAAGCGCAGAACACCGAATTGAATAGTCTGAAAGAGGCAAACGCAGCTCTCGAAAAGGAAAAGAAGCTGGCGGAGCTTAATTCTGCTTTGGCTGAGTTCAGCCCAGAGGAACAGGCACTGGCACAGGCAGAAATTGACGCATTCAAGGCAGATCCTAACTCTGTCGAGTTGAATAGCATTACCAGCAAAATTTGCGTTGAAATGGTGCGTAAAAACAAAGAAGCACGTACCAATGAACAGAACAGCGCACCTGATATTTTCGGTGGCGTAAATACTCCCGAAGATAAGGGCGATGTTGATATCTTTGGTTAATAAAAGGAGGATAAGAAGATGAAATACAAGACTATTGGTGCATTTAAGAATGTACAGAACATCCCTTATTGCAAAGCAACCACAGAGCTTCATGTGGGCATGGGTGTTATTATTGACCGTGTAGCAAAAACAGCTTCATTGCCTGCATCCGCAGACGAGGCAAAAGCAGCGGTTTATATTGTAACAAATATTAACGACAAGCCTGAAAAGCACAATACAGCAGAAGCCTACACCGTTGATGCCGGTGACTATGTTCGTGCAGATGATCTGCGAACTGTCAATGGTTTGGAAATCGAATTTGCAGCTTCTGAAATTGCTGACGCAACAGCAGATCTTGCTGTAGGTGACACACTTGCTTTTGACGCTACAGGTAAAGTTAAGAAAGTTGCCGACGCATCCGGATACGCAGTATCTTTCAAAGTTCTTGCAAAGACTGCATATATGGATGATGGAATCCTCGCAGAGATTGTTTGTCTGTAAGGATTTTATTATTTGATAAGGAGGAAAGAAAATAATGAATAACATTTTTGAAATGAACACCGTCAACAATGTTAAAGACACTGCTGGCGCATCTAAAGTGAAATCAACATCTCCTGTCGTAGAAGTGTTCTCTGCTCTTATTCAGGGTAAGAGTACAAGCGGTATGGACGGTAAGGTAGTTGATAAGTCTGTTGCTCATATCAAGGAATTGGCTGAACGCGCTCTTGACAACGATCAACAGGCTATTTCTGAGTTGAATGCTATCCAGCGTTTTGCTATTGAACCCAAGCTTATTGACGCTGTAAAGATTTTTAACTTCATGGGTACATATAAGTCTGTTCCTTATGACACTGTTCCTATGATGAAGACTTACAAGTATGAGAGTGTAGATTCTCGTTTCCAAGCTTCAAGCGGTGACGTACCTTTCGCTGCTGCAAGTTTCCGTGAGTATCCTATCGGCACACAGACCATCTCTGCCGGTTATGCTTGCGACTATCGTGAATTGCAGAGCGGTAACTTTGAAGGTACTGTTGCAGAAGGTATGAATCAGGTACAGATCGATATGCAGAATAAGGCTGTTTACTACGTAATTGCAAAGCTTTATGAAGCATTGAAGAATGCAAAGGGTGTAAAGCACTTCTCTGAAAGTGCAGGTCTTACACAAACAGGCGTTGACGATATGCTCAAGGCAATGCGTCGTTATGGTCGCGTAAATATTTGCGGCGATTATTCTGTTGTATCCCAGTTCAACGACTTCGTTGGATATAAGACAGTTGCGGCTACTCCTATTCCTTTCGGTTCTGAAGCCGTTGCAGAAGAGATCCGTAAGACCGGTCTTGTGAGCTTCTACGGTGGTTCTCACATTGTTGAGCTTCCTAATGCTCTCAACTTTACCCGTATGAATGCGGACAAGACTTCCTATGAGCTTTATATGCCTCAGGGCTTGCTGTTCTTCGTTCCTCAGGGTACTGTTGCACCTCTTCAGATTTTCCGTCGTGGCGGAATGACTTCTATGACTGGTGATGATATCGTTACTCGTCAGCGTCTTACTCGTTTCGACATGGAAATCGGTGCTGGTGTAGCTGAAGGCATGGAAGATCAGATCGGTCTTATTTCCGATACAAACTTTGACGTACCTACTCTCTGATTAGGCAAACATAATTAACGGAGGGGGAGAGATCTCCCTCCATATTTTTTATATTAAGGAGCGATAAGCTAATATGGAATTGACCGAAAAGGTTTTAATCAATAATTTGTGCAACTGGGCATTGTATTTTCGTCGTTTGAATGGTGTTGGAGATATTCGTATTCCTGCCAATGTAACCAATTTTGCTATGCTTGATGTTGCAGAGGTGCAGATGCAGATTCAGTCTGGCAACAAGCTGTTCGTAGGCAATGATGAGGCACATCCCGGCGATCATGCGAGACTCTATATTGTAGATGACAAGCAGAGAAAAGCTTTGCTTGGATACGGTGAAGAATCAGAGGAAGATGCTTTGGTTTTGAACGTAGAAAGCATCACAAAGCTTTTGGCTGTGAAGAAGAAGGATGAGTTTAACCGTCAGCTTGCAGAACTTGTGAAGACTGACGCTGAAAAGAAGATGGTAGTCCAGATTGCGAAAGAAGCAGGCGGCGATGAGGTTGCTGCGTGGAAGATGGACGCTATCAATAAGCTGTCAGAAACAATCGTAATTTAACAGGAGGATCGGGGTATGGATCAACGAACCACTTTTACTGAAATCGAAACAAATTTCCACTCCATGCCTCTGACGAAGTATGAGATTCCTTCGGAGTTAGCCCACGAATGGTTAAAAACTGCGATTGCCGATTATGAACTTGAAATAAGTTGTGATTTGAAATACGATCCGATCAATCAGACTTTCACTGACAAATTGGAACGCCCAGTAGCGCGTGTACTTGCACTTATGATGTATGTTTCGTATTTACAAAGAGAACTTAGCAGAGTTATGACTTTGAATGGTATTTACGGAAAAGACATTCAAATAACTGGCGGCGATGCTACCAAAAGGGTTACAAAGCAAGAGCTTGAACACGAAATTGGTCGTGTTTCACAGATGCTTCATAAAATGAAACAACATTCTTTTGAGTGACAGGAGGTTACGGTATGCCTATTGAATGGTATTTAATGGATCGTCCTCTGTTTAATAATGGTTTTGAAAATGAAGAATTCTGTGCGTATTCACGAGACGGGTTTGAAGAAGTGCTTTCTTCCGTACTGGCTGACAACATAAAAATTTACGATAAAAGGCTGGATGCAGAGCCAGTTGTGACAAGAGCTATTATTCAAGGGACAACAAGTGACACATACAACGATAGTAGCTTACGGCAATTTTTATGTAGAATTGGGACATTACGCAGTGGACAGTACATCAAGGCGCGTAATCAGATGTGGATGGTATACTCCATGCCTGATAATAACAAGATGTACGAAAAGGCTGTTGCATGGCAGTGCAAATATTCGATTCGCTTTATATCTCCGATAACCGGGAAGATTGTTGAATATCCTGTACATGATATAAACAGTACCCAGTATGGATCTGGCGAAACGCCTAAAGAGCGACTGACCATTGGTACAGCACAGCACTTGATTTACATACCGTATAATGAAGAGACTATTAAAATTGACAGCGGATTCCGTTTTCTGATCGATAAGAACAAGGAAAATCCTACGGCATACCGATTGGCTCAGGTTGACCCGGCTGCGTATTCGTGCGGTGAACGTGATGGAGTAATACAATGGACTGTAGTAGAAAGTCAGTTTGACAAAGACACTGACAATCGTGAGCTTATGATTGCAGATTATTATGGAAGATCTGATTTGTCATATGCTGAAGAAATCAAAGGATACGATATCAATTTTTCATCGGATGTTTTAGATAACACGGTTGTATTTGGAGAAGAAGCACACATTGACGTTTCGTTCAAGAACGATGGAGTTGATATAGAGCCACTTGCATTTACTGCAACTGTAATTGACGGAAATGAATACGGCAGTATTACGGAAGTTGGTTCTGATTACATTGTTGTTCGTATGCTCGATAACCGTGATTATATAGGACAGGAAGTCACTATTTTGGTGGAAAATAGTGAATGCGATATATCAAAACAACTGACATTAAAAATTGGGGGGTGGTATTGATGTACTTTGATGAGATTCCGAGATACAGAGATACCATTATGGAAAGTATCTGTAAGTGTAATTCTATTACAAATTTGATTCGATCAGAGGAAACACCGGAGATGAAAGTTTCCGAGATGCCTTACAAGTTTATATATCCGTATGGTTATATAATAAATAAAACGACCAGTGTAGGAACATATTTATGCTTTGATTTGTTTGCACCGAGAACGATTGGCAGAACATTCACAGATTTCAGAATTGATTTTTGGATAATGGCTCATGAACGGCGGATGAGGACACCAAAGGGATTGGTAACAGACCTTTTGACAACAGAAGTGGATAAACTTATCAATGGGAGCAGATGTTTCGGATTGGGTCGTGTGGAGCTTATGACGTGGGACAGATTTGTTCCGGCTGAAGATTTTTATGGGCGTATTTTATCCTACAGAACAGTAGATTTCAACAGGGAGTGACGAATGGAATTAGAAGATATTGGTTTACAACTCTGTTCAAAAGAACCTATATATGTTGGCAAAGTGCCGATATATCCTATTCCGTTACAAACAATTGCTCGGATAGGATATAAGAAGTACAGTGCTGAAATTCGCTATTTGTGCCTAACTCCCATTGATATTCATGCAATGACAGGAGAAGATATTTCTGAAATAGGCGTGTACAGATATTTGGTTCAAAATGCAATTAAGGATCCCAAAATTATGGAAATCATGATGTTTTGGTTTTCACAAATAACGCACAGCCCAATTACATTTTCAGCAAAAAAGATGTGTTTTACTGGAAATTCATTTGTGATTTCAAAAGAGAATTTTGATGATATTCAAGCGATTATCAAAATGCGAAATGGGTTACAGGATCCTTGCGAAGAGGATGAAAATCCTGATAATGATGCAGCACGTAGAGTTCTTCAGCGTAGGAAAGAAGAACGGATGAAGCGTCGTAAAGCAAAATCAACAGATGAAGATGGGTCAGCAATTACATTGGCGGATCTTGTAAGTATACTGGCAAGCGGACATGGTATGCTGATGGATACTGTGATGGAATATGATTTATATCAATTCAACGACCAGTTCAATCGTTTGAAAATCATGGATGATTATGAAGTCAGTGTGCAAGCTCTTTTGCATGGGGCAAAGAAAGAAAATGTTAATTTAACACATTGGATCACAAAAATCAAACGTGATTCAGAATAACAAGCAAACAACGGCAGGATTCGTCCATGCTGTTTTTTTATTTTACAGGAGGTACTAAAATGGCTAACGCAAAATTTGGCGCAAAAGAAGTCATGGATGTCGTTTTGTATGACATGGAAACAGATAAGCCTATCATTCAGTTCGACAGTTTGAAGACTTCAAGCATTAGCGTAACTTCCGAGAAAGTTTACGCAAGAGGTGGTAAGGGTAATCCTAAGCTTATTACATGGGAAATCAATAAAGAAGCTACTTTGACTATCGAGGATGCTTTGATTTCTCCTAAGTCACTTGAGCTTATTTCCGGTATTGCCCGTAAGGTTGGTGTTCAGACAATCCGTATGAGACAGGTTACTGAATACGAAGACGGCGAAAATAAGGGTAGAATGTATCCGCTGAAAGCTGACGGCGAGGGTAAGATTATACTTGCTTTCAAACCTAAAACTGCGGCTGACAAGATTCTTGTATATCCTTATGAATCAGATTGTGAAGACGACGCTTTGATTGATATGACTGGTGCAACACTTGCAGAAAATGTTCTTACTGTTGCCGCTGCAAAGGATCAGCGTGTTGTTGTGTACTACGATTATGAAAGTGAAGAGACTGCTGAAACTTACGTAATCGATGCTGAACATTTCAGCGGTACATATAAGCTCGTCGGTGACACTGTGCTTCGTAACCAGCAAACCGGTAAAGACGAAGCCTTCCAGATTACCATTCCTAATTTGAAGTTCACTTCTAACTTGGAACTTGGCTTTGCTGCAGACGGCGATCCTTCAACTACTACTTTTGAGTGTGAAGTTATGAGAGACGCCGGAACCGGCATTATGATCCAGATGGTCAAGTATTGATATCCGATGCTGAAACGCAACAGGGTGGGAAGGTAATAATCTCCCCACCCTATTTTTTATTTATTCAAAATATGAAAATTTTAGCATTGGATCAGGCGAGAAACGGAGCGTGGGCAGTATATGATTACGAAAGCAAACAGCTTGAAGATTATGGAGTATTTTCGTTTGATAACAAAAAATACACATATGCCAAAGCAATTCTCGCTATCGAAGAACTGGTTGATACATTGATTAAGACTCATAGAATATCTGCGATTTTTATTGAAGATATCCAGCTTCGCGTGAACGTACAGTCGTTCAAGAAACTTGCCCAGCTTCAGGGTGTCCTCGTGAATCTCTTTGAGAAAAACGAATACTTGTATGATTTTGTGGCTCCGACCCAATGGCAGAATTATTGCAAAGCCAGAGGAAGGAGTTCTAAGGAAATCAAAGATAATGTAACTGCCTTGAAAACATCCGGCAAGAAAGAGTCAAAAATTTTATCAATCCAATATGTAAAAGAACACTTTAATGTCGAGACGGATAATGATAATTTATCGGATGCTATATGTCTCGGACATTATGCAGTCAACCATTTTATAATTGAAGGGAATAAATTATATGGCAAAGAAAAGAAATAATGTTTCTATCAATACACTGGAAAAGTATTGCGATGGACTTGGAGAAGGCGTAATCGAAATGACATTTCCTGAAGGGGATGAAAGCAGTATTACTTTTGAAGTGAAAAAGATACTTTCTCTGGAAGAAACAATGCGCTATATTGAAGATGTTGTGAGTGCAAGCATTATGGAGGATGATCTGATGATCGTTCCAGTTGCAAGAGAATATATCAACCGTAAGAATGTCCTTACATATTATGCGAATTTCACTATGCCTTCAAATTCCAGCAGGGCATATGAACTTGTGATGGGAGCATCTGAATTGATTGATGAAATCATCAAGAGCATTGATAAGCCTCAGTACAAGATGATCCAGAGATGTATTGATGAAAGAATTGAATTTGAAAAGCAGAAGATGCTTTCTACTCAGGTTCAGCAGATTCAGAAACTTGCAGGTGAGATTGAGCATATGACTGATAATTTCTCTGCGCTTTTCAGCGGAGTAAATGGAGAACAGATGTCAGATTTTATCAAAAATATGTCTGAGCTGAGTAAGAATGCAAATGTTTCGGGACAGGATATTGCCCGTGCTATGGTAGAAAATAAATCTTAAAAGAATCTAAAACTGTAAAAATTATCCTTTGAATGAAAGGGGATTTTCTATGAGTAGAGAAAATAGATACAACCTTTGTGAAGATTGTTCAATGTGCAGCATGGCTGTATTGCCGCAGTATATTGATGAAGAATGTGATGTAATGACAGAATGTTGTATGTGCGATAAGACTCAGATGAGATTTTATACGGGCTGCGACTGTGGAGACATTATGGATCAAGATCAATATTGTAAGGCTGGTGTCCGTAAAACAGGTAGAGCGTACCGTCGGCGTATGAAACATATCAAAAATAAACGGTTGATGAAGATTGTCAATATGGGTAACGGTTATAACATTTCCGCTGGATATGTTGACTGGGCTTTAGTGGATGGGGAATATGTTCCTGTTGGTAAGTACATAAAATACCCCAAAAACTCCAATAAGCAAAAGTATTTCAAACGCTATTCCAACCATATTGCTCGTAAGAAAGAGGTTCCCGTTAAAGGAAATGGTTACAGAAAACATTTTGATTACTGGTGGACATTATATTAAAAGATAAAGGGAATGTTTGTATGTACAAATACAAAATTGAGTTAGTAACGACTTCTGATATTTTGAGCTTCGTCAGCATTGTGACGACTATTAGCGGAAGTGTTAAACTGATTGATGATACAGGTTTTTGTGTCAATGGAAAGAGTCTTCTTGGTGCAATGGCTACAGTAGAATGGAATTCGTTGTACTGTGTATCTGATGAGGATATTTACACAAAGATTGAAAGATTCTGCACGGAATAACTGTTGCAGATACGTTATGGAGGTTTTATGCCGCAATTTAAGAATTTGACAGAACTACATGAATATTTGCAAAAGGCTGTCGATTCTGCACTAACAAATGAAGTGTATCAGGCAGTCAAAGAAAAGCAGCAGGAAGTTATTCAGGAAGAAGTTTATGACAGATATAAGCCTGTCCATTATAAACGACGTAAAAGTAATGGCGGTCTTATAGCAGATCGTAACATTATTATTTATGGAGCTGTTGCTAAAAACGGTATTTTGATAGTCAGAAATATTACACCGCCGAACCCATATCTGGATGGTGTCTCAGGAGCAAGAACAACGACTCCGATGAGTGCTGATACACCCAAACTGATTGAATACGGTATATATAATCCTTCTGGTTATGGTTATGACTATTGGAGCGGTGCTAAGAAAAGACCGTTTATTGAAAAAACAATTGAGGAATTACAATCATCAGATGGCTTGAAAAAAGCATTGAAAGATGGTTTGAAACGACAGGGCATAGTTGCAAAATAGCGACTGTGCCTTTTATTTATTTGATTTTTCTATTTGAAAGAGAGGTGATTGCGTGGACGAACTGCAGATACTTGTGAAAGCGATTGTGGACGATGACAGTAAACAAGGTATGGATACCGATCTTGCGAAATTAGCAAGAGATTTAGGCAACGCTCACAAAATCGAATTAAAGGTCGGGCTTGACGATAAGTCTGTTAAAACAGTTCAAAGCCAGTTGCAGGCAATCGCCAAGAAAGTCAATACCAGTACCGCCGGAAAAGGTTCTCAAATAAAGGTGTTCGACAGTAAGAAACTTCAAGCTGACGGACAGAAGTATTTTCGCGGTGTTAAGGACATTGTTTCTCGCGCCCAGAAAGAGTTCAGCAAGATGGGCAAGGTGGATATTACAAATGTGTTTAAGGATGCACAGGGTAATATTCAAAGTTTTTCTGCGAATGTAACAAAAGCAGATGGAGTTGTTGAAAAGTTTAATTTTGAGCTTGCAAAGATCAAACACACTTCAAAAGCATTCAGCGGTTTTGTTCAGACCAACTCAATTTTGTCTGATAAGAGTGCCGGTACTGAGCTTGAAAAGACATTAAATTTCTTAAATCGAATTGATAATAAAATTGCTGATATTACGAGCAAGACTTTGGTAAACACATCAAAGCCGTTGCTTGCTGATATGGAGCAATATAATCAATATCAAACCAAACTTACATCTGTAAAGAGACGTATCGAAGAGATCAAGAAAGCGAATACGACACTTTCAACAGATCATAAGCGTGAAATCGCTTCTATGATTGCTGACTTGCAGAGATATGCCGGTGAACTTCAAAGATCGGCATATGCTTCAACCGACCTTAAAGCAGCTACATTTGCGAACAAAAAAGCAGAATTACAAGCCGCACTGCAAACGGATATTCAAAAGTGGACTAATGCTGGGATTTTTGGTGGCGATTTTGAGGCTGCTGTAAATAAAGCAAAAAAACAACTTGATGATGCGGTTGATTCAAAGGATTTGGATGAGTATAGGCATAAGCTCAAGCTGTTAATTCAGGATTTTAAGCAATTGAAGCTTGATAATTCTGCATCAAACCAAATACTTAATAATGACCGGTTGAACACCAACCTTGAAACAGCTCGTCTTAGATTGCAAAATCTAAAGAAAACATATAGCTCGTTTGTTAGTGATCCCGATTTGTTATCACAATGGGAAGCACTATTTGATAGTTCATACGTTGTTACAACACAAAAGGAACTTACTAATCTTAATGCAGAGATTCGTCAGTTTGAACAGAGATTGATAAGTGCTGGAAAGCATAGCAGAAATTTATTTGATGAGCTGAAGGCGAATGCCGCAAAGATGGGAACTTGGATGGTTCTCGGTGGCGTACTTGCCGGAGTTATGCGTGGTGTAACAGGTATCGGTGATGCTGTTGTAGATTTGAACACTGCGATGACCGAGTTGAAAAAGGTAACAAATGAAACAGACGAGGCTTATGATGGTTTTCTCACATCTGCCGCAGATAAGGCGGTTGAGATTGGTACATCGTATTCTAATCTTGTAACTTCAACATCAAGTTTTGCACGTCTCGGCTATACTATGGAGGATGCCGCGTCTCTTGCTGAAGTAGCTAACATTTATAGTGTAGTTGGTGATGAAGTAGGAAGCATTGATGAGGCTACCAATTCAATCATTTCTACGATGAAAGCATTTGGTATCGAAGCTGAAAATGCAATGACTATTGTTGATAAGTTCAACAAGATTGGTAATGAGTTTGCAATTTCATCTGGCGGTATCGGTAGTGCTATGCAGAGAAGTGCATCTGCAATGGCTGCGGCAAACAATACGATTGACCAGTCTATTGCTTTGATGGTTGCGGCAAACAATGTAATTCAAGATCCGGATGTTGTAGGTACAATGTGGAAGACTGTTTCCATGCGTATTCGTGGTGCAGTAACAGAACTTGAAGATGCCGGTCTTGAAACAGAAGCGATGGCTGAAAGTACAGCTTCTTTACAAAAGAAGGTTAAAGCACTCACTAATGTGGATGATCTTGGCGGCTTTGATATCATGGCTGATGCTGAGAACTTCAAGAGTACATACGATATTATCCTTGGTATCAGCAAAGTTTGGAAAGACATGAGCGATATCGATCAAGCCGCATTGCTCGAACTTCTTGCAGGTAAACGACAAGGTAATGCTCTTGCAGCGGCTATTACAAATATGAAAGATGCTGTTAATGTATTAAAGGCATCCTCAAATGCTGAAGGCTCTGCAATGAAAGAACATGAGCGTTGGATGGAAAGCATTCAAGCAAAACAGAAGGTATTCCAAGCGCAGTATGAAAAGTTGGCTGCAACATTTTTAAGTAGCGAATTAGTTACGTTTGTGTATGATGCAGGCACTGGAATTCTTGGATTTTTAACTGATGTTACTGATCTTCTGGGTTCACTCCCTACGTTGATAACTGCTGTTACCCCATTCTTTGATAAAATGACATTATTCCGTGTGACGGAATATAAAAGTTGGGGTGGGTCTGGTGTTGGGATTACCCCGTTTTGGAGTGTTGGAAAACTTGAAGCGGCAAATGATGTAAATCTCATTGAGCAATATCAAGAAGCAATTAAGGACTTGGGCAATTCTCAGAACGATCTAACAAAAAAGCAAATGGCATGGAACAAGACCATTGCACAAGGAAGTGATTGGTTAAAAGCATCTATCGAAGTTACTGACGATGCGGAAAAGGTCACTGGAGCATATGGTCAAGCAGTAGAAGCAAGCGAAAAAGGCATAAAGAGGATGTCTTTAGCAAGTAGAGCCGCTGCCGTTGGCGTACAGGTTTTGAATGCTGCGTTAAATATGTTCGTAAATATGATTGCGTCTCTTGCAATTTCATTTGTAATTGATAAAATTTACGAATTAGCTACCGCTACAGAAAGAGAGCGCGAACGAGCTATTCAAGCAGGTGAAGCCGCTACCGCATTAAGCGAAAAAATTACCGATCTTGCTTCAGAATACATGAATCTTTCTGAGGCGGTTAAAACGGATGAATCAGCAAAAGAATCCTTGATTGAAACCTCAAAAGAGTTGCTTGAAACTCTTGGATATGAGGGCGATGAAGTCCAGAAACTGATTTCTGATTACGATTCCTTGGATGAATCTATTAGGAAGGCTACTGTTTCTGCTTTGCGTGAACAGGGAAGAAGCCTGACAACTCAAACAAATGCTCTTGCTGATTCGCTGATTGATACAGCAAACGACACATCTCCGGGAAGAAGTCTTAGAAATATAAATACCACATGGCGGGGCAAAGATAGTGATATAAACCATAAAGCATTGAATGCTTTAGTAGAAGCGGGATACATTTCTTCTGGTGAATTTGCATCAAAGGGAATGGGGCTTAATTTTGAAGATGTAGACCTTAATTCCGTGGAAGGTATCATTTCAGCATATGAGCGTCTTGGCGACATGATGGATATTGTCCAAAATGTTGCTGGTGATGATAATGAAGTATGGAGTGCGCTTTCTGCTACATATGAACATCTTACTGATGCTATCAAGGAATATGAAGAGAGCGTAAAGACACAAAATAAAAATGCAGCATATGCTGTAGTTGTAAATGAAGCTTTAGGTAAAGAATTACCAAAGACACAATCTGAATTTGATTCATTCCGTCAATCGTTAGTGGATTCTGCTGATGCTTCAAATACATTTGCTGGAAGTACAGAAGATGTTGAAGCAGCTATTGATTCTGTTTTGAGTTCACAATCAGAATTCGCAGATTTCTATAATACTGTGACAGCCACAGAAAATCAAGCATCTCAAACAGTGGTTTCTGTTGCCCAGCAGACCATCTCAAAATTCCGAGGAACTGTTGAAGCTCTGAAACAAGCGGTTGCTGAGTATTCGGATACGGGCGAAGTAACTGCGGCTACATACCAGAAAGTTACAGCTCTTGGTGAAGATTATGCTGACCTGTTCGACTTTACGAACGGTAAGATCGAGTTGCAGGCAGATGAGCTTGATACCCTTGCTCAAAAGCTTGTTCAGGAAGCAGGTGCTACACTTGCGGCAAATGATGCGACTACGGATCAGATTGCGCTGATTTCTAAACTTGTTTCCGGTTTACGGAAGACAGAAGAAGAAACGGAAGATACTCTTGCATCCATAAAAGATCTTGTCGGCGTATTGGAAGATGCAAAAGAAGGCACAGAGCTTTCCACTCTTGCAATGCTCGACTTGATTATGCAGTATCCGGATTTGGCTGACAATATTATCAAAACCACAAAGGGCTATAAACTGGAAGAAGCAGCCGTATGGGAATTGATTGAAGCCAAGAAAGAAGAGTTGCGGATCAATGAACTTCTTGTAAAAACAAAAGCGAGAGAAGCGTTGCTTGCAGGAGCCGGTACAGAAAAGACTGCCGCAAATGTCGATGCTATTATTGCAAAATATGGAGAAGAGATTTCTTCCTTTGATGATTATGTGAAATTCTGGGAAACTGAAAATAATAAAACGGCTTCCGGAAATTGGATTGACGGTTATAAGGAATATGTAGAAGCAAGTATTCGTGACCTGAAATATGCCAATGCGCTTGATAAAATTATTGATGATCTCAACGCCGAAAACTATCTCGCTGGTATAACTCCTTCCAAATCATCTTCCGAAAAAGAAGAAACCGAGTTTGAGAAAGCATATAAAAAGCATCAGCATTTGTTGAATATGGATCAGGAATCCGTTGAGGATTATCTTGCGTGGTTGAACACTGCTTATCAAAATGCGTATACGACAGGGCAGATTGAACTGGATGATTACTACAAATACCAAGAAGAAGTCTATGATAAGCTAAAAACAGTTTTCAATGATTCTCTCGGAGATACAGAACATCAGATTGACCTGCTTTCTCGTCAGGACGGTACAGAGGATGAAATCATATCTTTGTATAAGAGTCTGCAGGACAAGGTTCATCAGCAAGCAGAGCATTATCGCTCCCTTGGTTTGGATGATAACCACGAGCTGATTCAGGAACTTCAGAACCAGTGGTGGAGTTACTACGACAACATCAATGATATTCGTCAGAAAAAGTTTGATGAATACCTTGATATCAGTAAACATGAGATTGATGTATTGTCTGCGGATAGTGGCAACATTGGGCAGATCGTAGATTCATGGAAAAACATTCTGTCTGCTATTCATGCGGAAATCGAGTATTACACATCTCTCGGATATAAGGAAACGGATGAAGTCATCCGAAATCTCGTTGAAGAAGCTATTTCTGCCAAGGATAGCTTGCTTGATGCGATTGATGAAGTAGTGTCAGAGTGCGATAGTGCTGTTGAAGGTTTCCAAAACGTATATACTACTCTGACAGATGCGGCGAAAGAATACGCTTCAACCGGAACTCTCAGTGTTGACAGTTTACGTGAAATACTTGCATTGAGTCCGAAGTATCTCGACTTCTTACTCGACGAAAACGGTGAACTTGTTGTAAATAAGCAGGCGATCCAGAATGTGATTGCTGCGAGAACCGAAGAACTTGCGGTAGAAAATGCTCTGGCGTATGTGAAGAAGATTTTGCTGGCTGTTGAACAGAATGACATCAAGATGCTTGCTGAACTTACAGATGCGGCGGCTTCCGCAAGCAGTTCAACATGGGATCTTGTGTACGCAACTCTTGGTTATGCTAAGGCTATCGGAGCGACTAAGGGAATGGACGCATCGTATTTTGAGAATGCGGCGGACTATATTTCCAAAATGCAGTCGCTTACCAAAACAGCTACCAATTCTATTGAAGCATATTATGAGACATTGGAAGATGGTTATGTCAGCCAAAAGGACGGACTTGAACAAATCCTGCAATTGACGCAGGATTTGATTAAGTGGGAAAACGAACAGCAGATCAAAGCTCTCGAAGACGAGAAGGATGCTTATTCCGACATAATCGACAACAAGAAAGAAATGCTTCGCATTACCAAGGAGCAGGCTGACCGTGAACGCAGTGTTGGAGACAAGTTGGAAGCGATTGCAAAGCTCCAAGCGAAGATTTCTCAGCTTTCACTTGATGACAGCAGGGAAGCACAGGCACAGAAGCGTACTCTTGAAGAAGAACTCGCTGAATTGCAGAAGGAACTTGCAGACGAACAGAGCAGTTATTCATATGAGGTTCAGGAAGAAGCCTTGGACAAAGAGCTGGAAGCCTTTGAAGAAACCAAGGATGACGAAATCGAAGCTCTTGAAAATATGCTCGGCAGTGCTGAACAGTTGTATCAAGCGGCGATTGCCAGAATCGAAGAAGACTGGGATGGGTTGTATTCTGACCTTCTTTCATGGAACGAAAATTATGGTTCGGTTCTCCAATCTGAACTCGTATCTGCATGGGACGCGGCTTCTGAAGCAGTTCAGAGATATGGTTCATTTGTAAATGCTCTTGAAGGCGTGGATAACGATACAAATCTCGGTGAACATACCGGAGCGATCAGTGGTTCATATGGTTCTTCAAACGCTGGCGACTATGGTTCTGCAACTTCTATTTTGTCCGCAATGAAGCGAAACTCTCTTGCATGGTTTACTGCCAGTGATTCTGAACGCAAATCAATCGAGGCAGCGCAAAAGGATCTTGCAAATGAGTGGAAGAATACATTCGGTGAAACACTTACCAGTAAAAACGGTTCATGGTATCGTGAGGATGGAAGTCTCTTATATCGTCTTTCTAACGATGAAGTAGGCAGTGCGATTGTGGATAAGATGAAGGAGAATGCGGATGCTTGGCACACCACATCGGATACACAGGCACAGCAGGCTCTCGCTAAGGAAAACGAAAAACTGGCGAAACTTCTGAGCGGTTATATCGGACAGCAGATTACCAAATCCAGAGACGGAACATGGTGGCTCGGTAGCAGTAAGTTGTTTGATGTTTACCATGATGGCGGAATTGTTGGTGAAAAATCCAAACTGAAATCGAATGAAGTCATTGCCAAGTTGGAAGCGGGAGAGTTGATTATACCCAAGAAACCAGCGAAGAGCCTGCTTGATATGATGTATGATTCACCCAGTCCGCACACAAGGTTGGTTAATGGAATGATTCAGACAAACCCCAGCGTTATGGATGCTGTTGAAAATATTACAAATAATAATGACAACAGCGATTCTTCTGTTCGTGATGTGACTGTGAATAACGAAACTCACATTCATGTACAAGAGAAACTGGACAAGGAAGATATCCGAAAACTGCATAGAGAAATCGGAGAAGCTGCGTCTGATTATATTACAGAGGGGTTTACTACAAGAGGGATAAAAAAGAGGACATCGTTATTCTAAAACTGTGAGTTATGCTGCTTATGAAAGTAGGTAGCATAACTCTATTCTATTACATGGGGAGGTGATAAATTGGTAGTTGATTTTTCCACTTTTGACTGTAGCAAAAATCCAACATTTGTATTAAAAAATTTAGATAACACTCCATTGCAAACTCTCGGCTATATTTATAATTGTGTTGCTGATTTAAGATACAACGAAATATCAATACTCACATTTGACATTCCTGCTCATGTGGATGGGCGGGCAGTTCCGCATTATGATGAGATTGTCGGTATGCGAATCATTGATCTGGTTGGGTGCGGACAATTTTTACTTATCGATCCAGAGGAAGAAGATGACGGTATTTGCAAGATAAAATCCTGCAAGGCATATTCTCTTGAGTACGAATTTGCTAAAAAAGATATCTTTCTGGAAGCCGGAACCTTTAACTTTTTTGACGGTATTAACACAAATAACCCTAATACAATCGTTGGGAGAATCCGTGAAGTGATGCCGGACTGGACATTTGATATCGATGCTTCCCTTGTCGGTAAATACCGTACATTCGATGATACTAAGAAAAAGGTATATGATTTTATCAAATCTGATTTGCAGGAAAAATACGGATGTATATTTGATTTTGACACCTACAATCGTGTGGTTCATGTAATCAGTGTTGTGTCCTCCGTCCCAACAAAGCAGATATATCTTTCATCCGATTCTCTAATCAAGAAGATTGAAATTGATGAAGATAGTGACAGTATCGTTACCTGTCTTGATGTCAGCGGCGCAGACGATGTTAGTATCCGAAGTGTGAATCCAACGGGAACTAATAAAATCTACAATCTTGACTATTTCATGAATACGACCAATTTTAATCAGGAAATGATTGATAAGTGGCGTAAGTGGGAAGCGGATTGTAAATCCTATCAGACAGTATATTATGATACGACAATGATCTATAATATGAAGCTGCTTGCTGTTGTAACTGCACAGGCGGAACTTGCGGATCTGGAAGCAGAACTGACGGCGTTGCAAAATGTACAGGCGGCTATCATTCAAGGAATTGCACAGGGGATCAAATCTCAGAGCGATCTTGATGATATCAATACGGACATTACGGATTGCAGGAGAGTCATTTCCGCTTCTAAAGAGCAGATTGCTTCTATGAAGAAAGAAGCGGAGGATTTATACGAACAGCTTTACAATATCAATGATACGCTTGCTTTAGAGAATTATTTCACAGATCGGGAATTGCGGATTCTGCGAAGATATTTTCTGGAAGATTCTATTCAGGACAATTCCTTTGTTGCCCAAACCGCTGTGTCTTATCACGACGACGAGTACACGGTTCAGATTGCGAATGGAACTGCTGTAATTACTGCTGAGTCTACGATTACTACGACCACGGATTCCGCTGGAAATACAATAACTTCTTTTGTTGGCGGCTCATTTACGCTCGGTACTCTGACAGGTGGTATTATTCGCGCCACTCTTTCTGTGAACAGCGATGGAACATCTGTATTTGCGGGATATCTTGAAAACGGCGAGATCGGAGAGGCAGTATTTGATACCGGAAATATCACGATTTCCGGTAAGCTGACATACAGCAATCGGAATATCACGATTACAAACGGACGGCTTTATTTCACAGAAAATGCAAATGAATATACAAAGCATCAGGTGGAATGGGAGCTTCTGGAATATGGTACACAGGTACTTGCAGAACACGCAAGTCCCACATATAACTTCTCTGTTGATTGTGTGAATTTTCTGAATTTGGATGATTACATTATTTTCAGAAACCAACTTACTCTTGGTCAACGGGTATATCTGAATCTGGATGATGCGATACTTGAACCTTATGTAGTCGAAGTTCATCTGGAGTTTGATGATCCGACTGGTTTTACGGTATCTTTCAGCAGTTCATACACATCATTTGACAAGTCTTTTGCTCTTTCAAAACTCCTTGACCAAAGCGTTTCTATGGGTAAAACCCTCAGCCAAAACAGTGGTGCATATGGAGCTTTCGTAAACAGCGGGGCTTCTTCTGCTGTCAAGGACTTCATGGATTCTGCACTTGATATTGCAAAGAATGCTGTACTTTCTTCTAAGAATCAGGCGATCACGTTCGATGATACCGGTATTCGTGTACGAAAGTGGAAGGACAAGGAGTCTCAGACATATGAACCGGAAGAAATCTGGATTGTAGACAATGTGATTGCTTTTACCGATGACAACTGGTCTACAGCGAAAATGGCTATCGGTAAAGTATTTGATCCGAACCTTGGGTCATACACTCCTGCCGAAAGTGTTTATAACCCGAATTTGACTTATTATGTGAAGTCCGGAGATACATATGTCCGTTATACCTATAATGCAGACACATGGTCGGATGATTACCCTAATCTTTATTATAAGAGCGGCGGTACGGCATACGGTATTGTAGCTCCGTATATTGTCGGTACTTTGCTTGCGGGTCAGAACTTAATCATTGATACTGAAAACGGATGCTTCCGGGTTGACAGCAGTGGTGTATATATTGACTCTTTACGTTTCTATATTACGCACGGAGATGGTACTTCAAATTCTCTTGTTGGGGAATTGGATGCCCGTGATGATGCGATTGCAGAAGATTTTAATGAAGCTCTTGAACTTATCACAGAAGATCTTGAAGCGGTTGCGGATGGGCAGATTGTTACTTATTATCAGGCTGATACACCGACTGAGGCTAAAAAAGGCGATCTTTGGTTTGTGAATGGTAAGAATACAGATTCTGTCGAATTTGAATACGGGAAACTTTATCGTTATAACGGAACCTCATGGGATTCTATTGCAGACCCGGAAGTTGTGGAAGCGGTAAAAGCTGCTGGTACTGCACAGGCAACCGCAGATAAGAAAATTGTTTCCTATTATCAGGCTAAGACACCTACGGAGTGCGGCGAGGGAGATATCTGGTATGTCACCGGCGAGAACTCTGATGGTTTCACCAAAGG